ATATGATTAAGATCTTTACTCATTACTTTTATTAATAAATATAAAAATTTTTTTCTTTTAGTCTACTTTATAAAGTAGTTTCTCTAATCCTGACATCCTTGTAAATAAATAATTTCTTAGTAAGTTACTTGGCATTACTATTTTATTATTAGCATAATCTTCTATTAACTTCTGAGAAAATCTTAGTTTAGTTATATCAAATTGTTGCACCTCATCTTTATTATCATGAGGCATAGTCTCTTTGAGCTCTTCTGTATTTGGGATATCTTCTTTTGAAACTTCTTCTAGTTTAGGCTTTGACATCTCTTGTTCCCATCTTCTATATTCTGAAGAGTTCTTAAGAAACTTTTGAACTTCGTCTTCTTTTAGTTTGAGAAGAGGAGGTAATAATTTAAAATTATAGTGAAAATTACAACCCCATACTCTATCTCCTTTTTTTTCAAGAACAAATACTAAAGGTCTAACATCATGTATTCCTTCTGGAGAACTATATCTAAACTGTAATAGCATTCCAGGTTGAATACCACTGCTTCCTATTTTTTGAAATCTAAAGAAATTAGAATAGTTATAAAGAGTAATTACCCTTGGTTTTTCATTTAAAGACATTTTTTATTTAAATATTGAAATATTAATTTGTTAGTTACTTATATTTTATATATTTTTATACTGTTAAAATAAATTATTAATTGAATCTATTTAATTATGAAAGATCTTAAAAAAAATGATGTACTAAAAGCTGCTAATATCTTAATTTTAGCTAATGGACAAACAACAACTTTAGAAGTAAAAAATCTTTTAAGAACTGATGATTTTTACGTCAAACAAGCAAATGTTAGTTCTTTAGTTCAAGAACTAGTTGATGATGATGAATTAAAAATCACTGGTTCTAATGGTATTTATCGTACTTATATTTCAGTTCATCCTGTAGATGATGATGATGAAAAGTCTGAAATTATCTCTTCTGGAACTTCGAGTTCTCTTTCAGAGAAAAAAGATAATGACCCAGTTTCTACTCCTGTTATAACAGTCAAACATCGAAATGGTAATATAACTCCAGTTAAGCCAATTACTCGTCTTTTAACTAAGAAAGGAGATTGGGAAGTTACTTCTACTCTCTCAAGCGATTGTATGTATTTTCTAGGAAGTTTAACTCGAGATGAAGTTCGTAGAGCTTTTGCTACTCTTGAATTAGTTCCCTTCTACTGCACTCTAGCAAAACATATAAAGTAGAATATTCTTTATTAAAAATAAAAAGCTGTTAATTTATTTTAACAGCTTTTTATTTTTAATAAAGTAAACTTGTTAGTTACTTATATTTTATATATTTTTATACTGTTAAAATAAATTATTAATCTAGAATAAAGTTTATGATTAAGAATGAACAAGGTTTAAGAGTTGCTAAATTATTTCATGTAAGTATAGATAATGGTAAAACTACTAATAGCAACAAGTTTTATCACATGTATGAACAGACTGATGGTACTGTTCGTTGTGAATGGGGAAGAATTGGATTATCACCTAAAATTACTATTATTCAAGCTTATGAGTTTGATAAAGTATATCGTGAAAAAACTTCTGCTAAAAAAGGTTATAAAGACCAAACAGAACTTCTGTATGAATCAATTACAGAAACACCAACAAATGCTCCTATTACTGATAAAGGAGAAGTAGTAGAAATAGCTTGTAATTACGTACGTAGTTTATTTAATGACTTAATGTCATACGCTAAAAAATCAGTTGATGCTAATTATAAAATAAAAGCCTCCGATGTAACTGAAGCACAAATAATAAAGGCTCAAGAAATTATTAATAATATTGCCCTAAATGTTAAAATAGGAGCTGATACTAAATTACTGAATAATCAGCTTCTGGAATTATATTCAGTAATAACTCGTAAAATGAAGAATGTTAAAGACTATTTATTTAATCCTATTAATAATAAAGACGTCTTAGAACAAGCTTTAAAATTAATTTCTAATGAACAAGATACACTTGATACAATGTCCAGTCAAGTTAAATTAATTAAACAGCAACAAGAATCTAGTAATGCTCTTCAAAACAAAAAAAACTCTAAGAAAATTAATATTCTAGATCAAATGGGTTTAACTATTAAACATGTTACTGATATAGCTACTCTTGAAAAAATAAAGAAAATGATGGGAGACAATTCAAGACAATTCAAAGAAGCTTATGAAGTAACTAATATTAAGACTCAAAAAGATTTTGAAGAAAATCTTCAAAAATCTAAAAATAAGCAAACTACGTTACTCTGGCATGGATCAAGAAATGAAAACTTCTTTTCAATACTACAATCAGGCTTATTAATTAGACCTGCAGGAGCACGTTTCTCTGGATCTGCTTTTGGAGATGGAATTTACGGAGCTTCAAAATCACAAAAATCAATTGGTTATACTTCTTTATCTGGATCTTATTGGGCTAATGGCTCTGATAATAAAGCTTTCTTAGCAATTTTTGAATTTCACACAGGAAAGCAATACATTACTTACTCTTCTGATTCTTCTTTATCCTCTTCTAAACTAAAATCTCTTGGTGAATATGATAGTACTTATGCTAAACCAGGAAATGGAGGATTTTTAAGAAATGAGGAGTTTATAGTATATAAGCCCTGTCAATGTACTATAAAATATTTAATTGAAATAAAGAACTAAACTAATTAGTTTTACAGAATGCCTTACATAAAAAAGAGTAACAAATTGTTACTCTTTTTTATTTATTAAGTCCTAAATTTCTTGGAATGGACATTACTTCTATTCCACCGCCACTTTGTATTGCTCCCAATGCAAGTTCGCATTCAATTTGTATTTCTAACTCGGCACGTCTTCTATCAAGTTTTATATAATCAATATCATTTCCCATAGAACTTGCTACTTTAATTAGGAGTTCTACAGATTTTAGTTCTTCTAACTTTCTTGATAGTTTTCTTTGATATTCTAGATTAGACATATTCTTAATTTATTTACTTAAAAATATATAATTTTTGAATAACTTCCAACTAAATTAAATTATTAACCACATCCACTTGTTCCACAATCTCGACACAAACTACATCCTGATTGGTAAACTAAATTTGTACTTCCACAAACTGAGCATTTTTTGTTTTTAACCTTTGTTCCATCTTTTATATGTGATGCTAAAAATTTTCTTACAGCCGTTAATAATGAGGAAATATTGTCTCCTTCTATATTTTCCAAAGAATTTATAATTGCTGGAATTGGAAGATTGTGTCTCAGACACATTGAAATAAATTTTGCTAGCCTTGAATTGGGCTGATCTTTAGAAGCTTTTTCAAGTTGTTTAGTAACTTCTTCATTTGGAATTTCAAATTTTTCTAGCAGATCTACTAATGCTTTAATGGATCTATTTACATAAATAGCTTCTCCTGTATATTGATGGTTTGTAGTTATCCAGATTGCTACGGGATAACTATGGTTTTTGTCTTCTACAAGATAACTAAAATGAATATAAAACTTAATTCCTTCTCTCTTAATAATCTTTGTTGGTCCATTATCTAAAGTACTAGGAAGTTTTACATACTTAGTAACTATATGTACATCTTGTTCTTCTTCTTTATCTTGAATCTTAGAAAGAACCGACTCCATTGTTCCATCTCTATATGTTGTAAAGCCAATTAAACCTTTATCATGTGCTTCTAAATAAAGATCTTTAAACTTATCAAAAGGAAAATCATTAGGAAGATTACTAGTTTTAGATATTGATTGATCTAAGTATTCTTGAAAAGCTGATTGCATTGCTATATGATCTTCTACCTTTAGATTCTCAGTTGTAACAAGATATGGAGCTCCAAGTACAATATCTTCTGGATAGTTCTCTTCTAACCATTTATATCCATAATCATAAATAGTTTCAATTGCACATAAACCTCTATTATGAGGTTCATAATAATATAACTGATTATTCCAAACTCCTTTCCAACAAGTAACATCAGTTACTTTAACTTCTTTTAAAACAGATTTAATATTCTCTTGTGTTAATCCTTCCGGCCACTCAGTTATATAAGTTCTTTCGTACTTAAACATGAATATTGGTTCTACTCCATTTGAAACATTATCGCAAAGAACAGATCCATTTCCTAATGGAGGATTTGTTGTTTGCTTCATATTTCTTAGACCATATTTTTTTACTAATTCAATAGTCTCTTGGTCAAGTTTTTCTTTTAAGAATTCTTTCCAATAGTAAGTATTAAAATACCTTTTTTCATCAAATAAAGATACTTTTCCTTTTTCTTTAGCTAATAAAGCAGATGTTTGTAAACATATATTTAACTTAGTCCTATTTATTTTCTTTGCAAAATCTACTCCCTCTGTACTATTATAAGGGATCCCCATCATTAATAAAGTAGAGCCAAAGCCATTTACTCCCATTCCATATTGCCTTGCATTTTTTGTAGACCATAAATAAGCAGGTAAATCTTCATTATGTATTTCACAAACATTATCAAGCATTCTTGCAAAAACTTCTACATCTTCTTCATACATATCCCAATTAAAAGATCTATCTTTATTTACATACTGTGTGAGATTTAAAGACCCTAATAAACAAACAGTTGTAGTTAAAGGATTTCCACAAATTTCTCCACAAGGATTAGTAGCATTTGCTTCCCCTATATATGCTAAAGGGTTGTTTTTCTGCATATTATCATAAAACAACACTCCTGGTTCATTTCTATTAAACGTAGATAGCATGATTAAATCATATAGTTCTCTTGCTTTAATAGTTTTATAGATAGTCCCTTCAAATTTTAAATCAAACATGCCCTCATTTTTTACTGCTTCAATAAATTCATCAGTAATAAGCACAGACATATTAAATTTTGTTAGAGTTTTACTTTTCTGCTTAGCTAATATATATTCTTCAATATCAGGATGAGAAATATCAAGAATTGCCATCATTGCTCCTTTTCTTGACATTGCCTTTTTAGGTCCTATATATATTTTTTCAAATCTTTCTTTTTGTTCATCTGTAAAGAAAGATTTTAATGGAGCAACATAGCCATCATTATTCCCAGCAACTATTACTTCAGCCATCTTATCGAAAACTTCCATAAACTTAATTACTCCTGGATGCTCAACTCCAACTCCTTTTACCATTGAACCTCGAGGTCTTATAAAAGAAAAATTCATTCCCCATCCTCCTTCAGACCCTAATGTTAGAGCTTGTTCCATTAAAGTAAGACAAATATTTATCATGTTATCTCCAGTATTAGGGGATTTATACTCAACAGGAATTATAAAGTCTTTATCTTCTGTCTTTCTCTCATATTTAATTGTTGCATTTTTTACAGGACCTGAAATATAACAATTTAACAAAGAAGCTTTTTTATAATCTGTTCCAATATTTGCAGTTATTCTTCCTCCAGGAACAGCTTTTAAACCTATAGGTTCTCCATTTTCATCATGCTTAACTAAAGCATTAAGAAAGACTTTATACCAATAGTCTCTTTCTTCCACTTTCTCAACTGAAGATAAAGCTCTTGCAACTCTCTTTTGAGTCTCATACGGTGTTTCATCTAAATACTTATACTTAGATTTCCAAACATCTTCTGCAATTTTTGTTTTAAAAATATTCATGTTTTGATTATTTAATTATGTTTAAGTCTTTCTATTTTCTCCATTGTTTTTTCTAATGTATTTAAAGTCTCAGTTTTTTCCTTATTACTTAATAAGGAAGTTCTCTGAACTTCTTCTATTTCTTTAAAAGTACCGTGATTTGGGTCGTAAGAACATCTTACTGTTACACCTTTCTTTCCTAGTCTATTTTTTAAAAGTTGTGCAAAGCATTCGCCTTTTTCTAACATTGGAAGAGACTGAGTTAGCATTACCATTATATCACATACTTGATATACTTCAATTGCTTTCCCTATATTTTGTTCATCAGCATATTCTACATTGAAGCCTCCACGATTACTCTGAAAAGCCGCATATACAGGGCATAAAAGTTCTGATCCTAAATCCCTTAATTCTTCTGCAAGATATTCAAATTTCTCATTATCACTAACAACCCTTTTTCCTGGGGGCAATTTTAATTGATTTAATCCATCTACTATTAAAAGATCAGGAAAAAATCCTTGTGCTTTTAATTCATCAACTTTTTGCTTTATTGTTGAAGTTAAAGCTTTTGTTGCTGGATATCTAACAAACTGTATATCTCCTTTTAATTCATCTATTTTTTTATTTCCTAAAGTTACATGTTCTTTTAAGTCTTCTTGGTTTATACCAATAAGCCCCGCTACTGCTCTACTAGCAATTTGAGTTAGCTTAGTTTCAAGACTAAAGTAAAGAACATTCTTACCATCTATAGCTGCTTGCCTTGCAGTTGCTGTTAAAAATGCTGTATTATGAACTACTGTATAATCCTCAAGAACAAACATTCTATCTTTATCAGTATCTAATAATGTAAATCCATAATAAGTATCTACTCCTAGTTGTTCTACTTCTATTTGTGTATAGGTACTATAAGAAGAACAATAATCTTTAGCTTTTTTTCTATTTATTTTTGTAGGTATTTTGTCTAAACCTCTACTTATATAACATGTATAAACAAACCCACAATCCTTTCCATTTAAAGTAGACATACTTTTAGTATACTTAACTTGAAAGCCTAAACTTCTTGCTAAAAGATAGATTTGTCTTGCTAGTACTTCTCTCTTTTGAGTTATCTCAAAACAAGACTTTGAGTTTTTTTCTAATGAACCATCAGAATCTAAAAGACCAGCTAATAATTGTAATCTGACTTCTCTTGTATTATAAAGATAATCATCAGGAATATGTTTATTATTCTTTAAGTTATACTCTTTTAACTGAGAACGTATATAGTTTTCTTTACCTTTTGGTTCTCCTTTACGTGAAACAGTCCAATATTTCACTTTATTCTTATCTTCTTTCTCAGTTAAAAGCATATCAAGAGATTTAGAGTAATTATCAAGGAAAGTCTTAATCTCTTCATCTATACCACAAATCTCTTGATTTTCTGATATTCCATCACCCAACCATAATCCTAAGAAGTAAGGATCTAAACTAACTTTTCTAGAAGCATATTCAATACTACTACTAAACCCTCTATGACCTTTTCTCCAAGTCTTAGACTTTTCTAGATATTCTTCTACTGTTAATGTTACTAAATCACTTGTATTATTAGGATAATATTTTTGATAATTACCAATTGGTTTTAAACAAAGAATATGTGATTTGTTAACTATATAATCATCACCATGTTTTTGTTTAACTTTATACATCATCTCTTTACCAGATGCTAAAGATTGAATAGTTCTTGAAGAAGAATCCCACCCCATTACTTTATCACCCACCTTTGATTCTTCTATATTCTTGATAGAAGAATCATACATCCTAATTTTCGTTCCTCTAGCAAAACACTTACCTAAAGAACTCTGTCCACAAACTATTACTAAATCAGCTGCTCCTGGGCCTCCTTTCATATACTTGTTGAAGATAGATATAGGAGTGCCTACTGGATTATGTATTTGTTCTTCACTTATAAGTTGTCTAAAGCCCTCTTTAAGGCTCATCTCTTCACATTGTGAGGATAAAGGCTTATAAGTAGAAAAAGCTATTTCTTTTGCTTTTTCAAAATTTCCTGCAAGAATATTATTTTCTTGTTCTTTACATTTTAATAAAGCATGTTTTGAGAAGCAGAAATTTTGAGCTTCTTCTTCTACAAAATTTCTATTTGAAAGATCTGTTTCCTTAATACTTTTTAAATAGCTAAGATAAAGTTTTTTATTAGCCTCTGGAATTTTATCATCTATTATAACTTTTATGTCCTCAAAAATCTTTTCTTCACTAGAAAAGCTTTTATATTTTTCTAAATATTCTAAGCTTCTTTCACAGATCCATTTTGTATACTTATTGTCAAAATATTCCGGACTTAGAATATCTTTTATTTGATTGGTGAATGCTTTATTTTTGAGGAATAACGATAAAGTAGTTAATTGAAATGCTTGGCCGTATTTACTAAATGTATTGTCCATTCTTTTTTCTTAAATTTAAAAAACTTTTAGAACTTAAACTTCTAAATGAAGAGTATTCTTTACAAAATTAAATGGGCTAATCCACATTTCAAAATCATGTATACTTAAATTAAAATGATTTTTAATAAAATAAGTTTTTAGCATTAACTTTGAAAAACTTTTATGTTCTTGTTCTTCTATTTGTCTTCTAGTTACCTCTATTGCTTCTAAGTTTAAACAAGTTTCATCTAGTCTCATTAATTCATACATTAAGTAAGACTGTTTTCTGCCTTCTTTTAGTTTTTGTAATGTTAGTCCTTTCCCTTCAAGATCTTCTATTTTACTCCAGAGTTCTTCAATAGTGCTAAAGTTTTGTTCATTTAGCTGTGGGAAAAGTTTAAGTAAAGTTTTAAACCCAATTCCATCTATTCCTTTAAGTTCATCACTCTCATCTCCTACTATTGTTCTTGAGAAAAGATAATTATCTTTTCTTATTTTATAAAGCTCTTCAAAATTTATAGACGTAACTAATCTATTCTTTGAAAATTGATAGACATCTACATCTTCATTTATATTCTGTAAGTAATCTTTATCATTAGAACAAATAATACTATGGTAATTTTGGTTTCTTTTTACTAAGTAAGTAATAATATCATCTGCTTCATAATAAGGTGTCATAACTAAAGTAATAGGTAAGAGCTTAAGTACTGTAAATAGTTGTATGAATTGTTCTTGTTCATTATTAACATATACTATATCTTTATCGTCCTTATCTCCTAGATTTATATCTAAGTCTCTTAAATGGCTTCCTCCGCCTCTTTTACCTTTATATTCTTTAAAAAGTTGTTTTCTTCTAAGTCCTGCTTCAGGCCCATCAAAAATAATAACAATTTTCTGGGGAGAAAATCTATATGTTATATTTTTTAATTGCTTAAGAAATCCAACTATACCTCCTATAGGTTCACTATTTTGATTTAATTCAGTATTTGCATGATAATTAGCTAAGAAGAGGTTAAAACCATCTACATATAATATCTTCTGTTTCATATTTTAGTTTAAATAAAAAAGAGTAGATATATCTACTCTTTAGAAAGTTTAAGATTCAGGAGTTAGAATTGAAATTTCCTCTTCTTCCTCATCATTTGTTGTTGTAATTTCTGAAGTTTTTCTTATTAATCCTTTTTTAACATTATCATGAATATAATCATAAACCTCTGCATCAGCAAGAATCTCAACCCATTTATCTCTTACAAATTCTTTTGTACTAGAAAATTTAGGATCTGTAAGCTTATAAGTATAAGAATTAATATTCTCAACTAAATTAAATTTAATAGCATAGTCTAGCCAAGCATATTCTTCAATTACACCTTGTAAAAACATAATTCTAAACTCTGCTTCTCTTTTTGGAGGCCCAACTTTATTCTTTACGGTTCTTGCAACTACATCATAACCTACAATGATTTCATCTCCTACAGGCTTAGGAGGTTTTTGTGGCTTTGGCCCCATAGTCTTAGTGCCTCCTCCTTCTCTCCAAATTGTACAAGCCTCTTCCCATTCTTTAAGTTGATTTAAATATTCTCTTTCAAGGTTAGGGTCCATCATCTTGACCGGAGTTTTTCCTAAGAGTTGAACTCTTAGAGAAGCTGCAAATTTAAGAGCTTTTCCTCCAGGAGTAATTGTAGGATCTCCAAATGTAACTCCTACATTTTCTCTTGTTTGATTTATAACAACTAAACAAGCATTTGCTTTATTTAAAAAAGGTGTTATCTTTCTTAATGCTTTGCCCATCTGGATTGCTTTCTTAGTAGAAACATTCATATTAAACTCATATCCAGCTTGTGTTTCTGCATCAGTAGACATTTGTGCATAAGAATCCATACATATAAAGACTGGTTTATCTCTTAACTCTTTAGAACTTATGATAGTAGTAAGAGTCCCTTCTAGAGTCTTAAAGATATCTTCTATTTCTGTTAAGTTTGAAGATATTAATTGACTTAGATTAATTCCACAAGCCTTCATCATTTCTTTTGAAGCTGCTTGTTCTACATCGTAATAAATAGCAATTCCTCCTTGTTTTTGTACTCCTGCCATTCCAGCATATACTAAAGTTGACTTGCCTATGGATTCTTCTCCATATAATTCTACTGTACGGCCTGCAGGCCAGCCTCCTTTATCTCTATTAGAGATAATTGTATCAAAAATCATTGAGCCTGTAGAAACCCATGTTCTTATTTCTGCAAACATTTCTTCTCCAGAAGCTGCTGAACCAGGAATCAGTTTATTTTGATCTGAAATAAGTCTTGAGAAAATTGAATCTAAAGCTGTTTTTGAGACAGAGTCTTTCTTTTCCATATTAACTAATATTTAAATTTATTTTATTTTTAAAGAAAAGGTGGTTCCAATTGGAACCACCTTTAAGACTATGCTTGACCAGTCTTTAATTTACTTAATTTAGTAATTCCTGGAGAAGGAACACTAGCAGGTTCAGAAATTGAATCTGCTTCTTCTTCTGGTTCTAGATCTTCTGCAATTTTAGACATATAAGCTTATAATAACTCAGCAAGTTCTTCTTTAGTTTTAGAGAAAGTCATAACTTCAGTAAGTGGTTTTATACCATCTGCTAATGATCTTATTTCTTCTGTCATTCCTTTAAAAGCTTTATGCTCTAGTTTATACTTCAATGAAGGATCTGCGGCTTTATCATAATTAATGATAATTTTCTCTGGATTATCTAAATCATAAAAGGGAGTTTCTCCCTCATCAAGATTTAATAACCAGTTTTCAAACTGTCCTAAAACAGATTTCCCATATCCCCACCATTGTAAGCCTTTTTTTAAATCATCAAGATCAACTACTGGAGAAAAATAACGTAATTTCATTTCAATTGGTTTCCAAATTTTGAAATTTCCTTTCCAGTTTTGATCTTGTAAGTCTTTAACAACTTGACAAACAATACATTCTTCTCCTTTATTCTGTTTTTCACAAGGAACTGTTTTCCACTCTACATCTTGAAGAGATTTATGTTCTCCCCATGTTAAAAATGGATCACCAGTTTCTTTTGTTGGAAATACAAGAATATTGTTCTTTCCATTCTTTGGAGAATAATAATTAACTTTACTTCCTCCGCCTTGATTCTGTGCGGTCAATTTACTTAGTCTTGCTAAGGTCTCTTTTAAATTACTCATTTTACTTTTTTTAATTGATTTTTATTTGTTTGCTCTATCATTTTAAGTTAACTTATTGCGCATTAATAATAGAACTCTTAATACTTAAATTTAATAAGAAATTTAAAAGCTAGATGTTTAATTTCCAAATATCTCTAAACTTATTTTGTTTTTGTAAAAGAATTGTATTTTCATCTATCTTTCTTTTTGACTCAAAATAGCATTCTAAACTACAGTACTTTCTTCCCTTTGATCTTCCTTCAAGAACTATAAAAGGTTTTTTGCACTGATGACAATAAAGAAGTAATCTTTTATCTTCCATGCTTTTAAGAAGCTTCATTCTTTTTGACTTTACTTTATCATAGCACTTTGAAGAACAATACTTTTGTTTATTCTCTAAATAAGGATATACAAGGAATTCTTTTCCACACTCTTTACAAATACATTTTACTCTTCTTTTTTCAGGAATTGTCATTACTTTTTTTTTAAATTTAAAGAAAAAATATTCTAAATATGGAAAAAATAATTGGAGAAACAAGATATATTTTTAAAGTTGGAAAAATAGAAGAAGAAGAAGTAGATGCTTTATTTTTATGGACTACACAATCTCTTGATGCCGGCGATTTAACTTTCTTGAGAATACATAGAGAAGCAGGGTCCGTTTTAGCTGAGCAAACTATTAAAGCAAAAATGAAGTTTGGAGTTGAAACTAAAGAAGGACAAATCATTCCTCCAGGTCGAGCTATTATAACTTATGCAGGAAGACTTAATTGTTATAATATAATACATTGTGTCCTTCCAAACTATAGAATTACTAAGTTAAAGAAAGAAGAAAGAATTGTTTATCTTGAAAACACTCTTCTTAATAGTTTTCAACTTGCTAAATCCTATAGTGATTCTTCAAAAGATATGAGTTCTTCTATTACTCTTAATTCTGCGTCTATTCAACCTATTTCAAGTGTTATATATGGGAACCTTGATAAACAAGATTATATTACTTTTTTTTCTTATATTATTAAAAATTCTCCATTTAAAAAAATAATTTTTGTTTTCGAAACAGATGAAGAAAGAAAAATATATGAAGATATTTTTTTTAAATTAACTACTTCCCTTTATGAAAGAATAATAAATAAAATATTTAAACTTAATTTTTAAATGAATATTAAAGCAGCTTTATTAAATTATAAAGGATCTCATCCTTATCTACTTGTACTTAAGAAACTTGTAGAAGAAGATAAACCATTAAACTTTACACAAGAATCCTTTGCTAATAAACTTCTTATTACTAATGCAGTAAAAAAAGGAGATAGAACTCTTATTCCTTTGCCTAAAATAAAGTCTTTTAATATAGACTGGGATAAATATAAAGAGAAGCCTCCTTATAACTTTCAAAAACTGGGAATAAACTGGTTAATGAACAAACAAAGAGCTATTCTAGGAGATGAAATGGGTTGTGGTAAGACATACGAGGCAATAATTGCAGCAATAGAATTAAAAGTAAATAAAGTTTTAATTATTTGTCCTAATACTCTTAAACTTAACTGGAAAAGAGAAATAGAAACATTAGAGCCTAATACTTCTATAACAATCTATGAAAAAAATTGTGATCTTAATTCTAAATGGATTATTATAAACTATGATAGAATTTTTAAAATAGAAAAAGATTTAAAAAAGCTTAAAGCAGAACTTCTTATAGGTGACGAAGCTCATTATGTTAAATCTGGAACTAAAGCTAAAAGATCTGCTTGTTTTAAAAAAATTGCAACTACTATTCCTAGAGTTTGGCTATTAACAGGAACTCCTATAGCAAATAGACCTATAGACTTTTTCCAACTACTTAAAATTTGCAAACATGAACTTGGAAAAAGCAAAGAAGTTTTTGGAATGAAATATTGTGGTGGAGAAAAAACACAATGGGGAAGAGATTATAATGGATCTTCCAATTTAAAAGATCTTTATTTTAGAACTCAAGATGTTATTCTAAGAAGAACTAAAGAACAAGTTTTAGATCTTCCTGAAAAACAATTAGTTCCTATTTATTTAAAGCTAAACAATATTAAAGATTATTATAAATCAGCTGATGATAAGTTTCAAGAAATTTATGATAATATTGATAATGAAGAATCTGAACATTATGGGAAGAATTTAGGCAACGGGGCAGCTTTTATTGAAATGTCTGCTTATAGAGTTTTCTGTGCATTAGAAAAAATAAAAGATAGAACTCTTATTGATTTAATTAAATCTATTATTGATTCAAATGAAAAGGTTGTAGTCTTTACAAATTTTACCTTAGTAATAGATGCTATTTCTGAAGAGTTTAAAAATGAATGTGTTATCTTAGATGGAAGGACTTCTTTAGAAGATAGACAAAAAAATATAGATGTTTTCCAAAATGGAGAACCAAGTATTTGTGCTTGTAATTATAAAGTTGGTTCTGTAGGAACAACCCTAACTAAAGCTACGTATGTAATAATGAATGATTTGCCTTGGGATCCTGCCACATTAAAACAAGCAGAAGATAGAATACATAGAATAGGACAAAAAAATAAAACAACTATTTATTTTCCAATCTATCAAGATACTATTGATAGTATTATGTTTTCCGTATTAACTCAAAAGTCTAGGGACTTACATGAAGCTATAGATGGAAATGCAGATTTAGTTCAATATAAACAATCAAGTTCAACATTTAATGAAATATATAACCAAATAAAAAATAACAAAAGATGAAAAAAGTGCTAATTCCCTTCTCTGGAGGTTTAGACTCAACCTATTTAATATGGAAAAATCTAAAAGAAGGTAATAAAGTTACTACAGTTTATTTTGAAATTGAGAATAATTCTTCTAAAGTAGAACTAGAAAAAATTCATCGATCAAAGATTATAAATCTTTTCATAAAAGAATTTGGTCAATGTTCTCTTGAATCTTCTATTTTTCAATATAAGATTCTTGTATCTGGTGTAGTAAATGATTATACTTTAATTCAAGCTCCAATTTGGATGCTGGGAGCATTCATGGGAAGTGATAACCAGTTTGATGAAGTTCAGATGGGATATGTAGCAAATGATGATACTCTTTCTTACTTAAAGGAAATCCAAACATTATTTAATTCTTATCAGCCTTTTTCAACAAAGCCATTGCCTCAATTAACATTTCCTATTATAAAAAAGAAAAAAGAAGAAATGCTAAGGGAACTTCCTGAAGAATATTCTAAGTATGTTTATTCTTGTGAAAATCCACTTATTACTAAAAATAATGATAAAGAAATAGAATATCACTATTGTGGGGAATGTGTCCCCTGCCAAAGATATAAAAGAGAACTTGAATACAAAAAATATTCTTTTTCTTTCCTAAGCGGATGTACTAGAAAAGTAATTAAAAGTACTGGAGAGTTTAGTTTTCAAGCAGGAATTAATAGTCATTTTATGCCTAAAGATCTTGGAGAAAGTTTCAATTTAGAAAACTTATCTTTAGAAGAATTATATTATAAATTAGAAGATAATCCTTCAGTAGAAGAAGAAAGTATAAAAGTTCCAACACGTCTTTTAAATATTATACTTAATAAAGATTACAAGCCCACAGAAGAAGAACAAAAAGAAATTAATGAATTAGATTGTTTTGCTTATTCAGGAAAGCTTTCTAAAAAGTCTATAAATAAACAGCTCTCTTTATTTACTGATGAAGAAATGAATGATTT